TACCAAAGGCTCCAACATTATAAGAAGGAGAACCAAATAAAGGAATAGAAGGAAAAGCCCCTCCACCACCGGGACCGAAGCCATGTGTATTTGCTCCAGTTGGATTACCATATCCACCGGGAATTGGTAAAGGAGCATTATTACTTGTAGGAAAAGGCAAACTAAAAGATGCCATGTTAGTATCTCCTTACAACTGGACGTAACTGGCGTTCATTATAATCGCTCTGTCGTTGTTGTTGACTTAGTCTTTCCATAATAAGACCGACAGTTTTCTTTTGGGGGTTGCCATATAACTTTTGATGAAATAAAACTCCCACGTCTAACATTCCAATATCATCACAAGCTTTTTCAGCGGCAGCATATTCGATAATATCTTGCCAATCGTCAGGTACTTGTATAGGTACACTACCAAGTACGGTTCCAGCATTAGACGCATTATCATCTATATCCGGAAACGGATGTTGAATCTGATAACGCATATAAGTGGCATAAGTTGCATTAGGCATATAACCAACAATAAGATTACCTTGATTAACTTGCTCTCCAACTTGACTATATGCCATCGGGATACCCGGAATAACTGACATACCTTCTACAACGCGAGGCTGTCTATACTTAAGTACATTACCTGTACTTTGTCCGACGGTAATAACTTGGTCGAAGTAGCGAAACCAACTTACAATAAAAGTAACATATTTATGATTCGGCTGCGCAAAGAAATTCCTTGGATATTCACTAACATTAAGCTGAAAGTTAGTGATTGGTCCCTTATAACGAAGCTCTTCAAATTCATAATTCTGTGTTAAATCAAGAAGGGCTTTCTTAATATACACAGGAATAATAGGAGCCAAGTCATCTCTATTTCGGAGTTTACGCACAACTCCGGGAACTAAAGTTCTTATCAGCATTATTATCCACCTAAGAAGAACTCAACAAGCGCGTTAGCTCCACTGGCGTTTAGTACTAATGCAGTAATGCCTGCATTCGCGTTAGCGTTAGTAATCTGCTGCCACATTACAAAAATTTCTCCCGGTCCAAGAGTAGCACTTAATTGTTGCGCTAATCCTGTCGGAGTGTACTTAACAACAATGAAAAGAGCAGGATCATTATTCTTTACATAAACTTGAAAAGCTTTCCCATTGGGAATAGCAATGGTGTTATCACCAGCGGCAAGCTTTTCGTAGGTTGTAAAATCTGCAAAGATACTATCAAAACTTAAATTACCAAGCCCCCTATTAACAGGAACAAGTCCCGTAGTATCTTCGGTAGAAATAATTGTGGCAGATAAGGCATTAGTAATATTATTGGCCATTTAATAACTCCCTTCTAGAAGATGAAAAACGTTGCTGAAAGATTAGCACTACTACATTTAAGAAATATTTGCGTAGCAGTCCACGTAGTGCCACTATCATAAAAGCTTCCTGCACCATTCTGGCGTATTACGTGAAACCCTACAGGAACTCTATTTAAGTTATGGGTAACAACAAACTCCGTATTAGCAGCTCCACTGTTACTCGTAGTACCGTAGGCACCATCAATATTATCGGTCTGCAATCCATTCTGTGTAAGCCCACCATAACTTATTCTACCACGAAGTGCTTTATACATATCATGAAGAACAACCGTAAGGTTGTCTTCACCACTTACGTGCTTAGAATATTTCCGAACTTTCATTAGATGAAATCCTTCTCATCTGCTTTGCCAACCATCATAACGCGCGTTATAGAAACAGCACCGCTATTTGGTAAACGATTCCAAAAAATTTGTGGCCGTTCACCAGAGAGAACATCAATACCAACTTTCATGGTTCGCAATGTATTTGAAGGAAATTTAATTTTCCGTCCATCCTTCGGTTTAATAGTTACTACGCGACTACTAGTTTTAAAACTATCCGTCTCTCTGATATAAGCGCGAACCCCAATAGTAAAGGTTGCAGTATCTATCTCTCTGTAAGTTACAAAAAGAAGATGAACAGAAACCTTTCTATTTATCATCACATCTTCTTGACGGAATGTATAAAAGCAAGCTTCTTCAGAATTAAAATTAGTTGGATCAATACTAGCGAGATAAGTTTTTTCAAAGATCGAATCGAATACTGGCATCAACAAGCTAAACGCAGTTCCTACTAAGCCTCCAGTAGAAGTTATTAATCCGGGAGAACCTTTAATCGTAGATTTTCCAACCGGAGGTTTATATGGTGGATTCGGAGAACCATCACCGCCACCGCCACCGTCAAAAATACGGAGTGTTAATTCGCGCCTAGTGTGTAACTTCGCTATGAAATTATCAATATGCATATCAGTTTACTGAATAGCAACGAAGTTCATTCTTCCAGTAACAGTAAGATTCTTTTTAATCCAAGAAACCCAAGAACTGTCTTCGACTGAATATACCCATATCTTAGTGTCTACTCCAAAGGGAATAACTAACATGTAAGTTAGATAGATATAGTTATTAGCCATCCTTGGAACAAACGCTGCTAAAGGCGTTGAAGATGCATTTGCAAGATCAGTAAAGATTTGATCTCTTGCAACTCCTCCTACATTCTTGAAACCACCAATAGAAATATTATAGATATCATCAGAACTAATAAACATTCCGATAGGTCCATATCCCGCGATACTAAATGGAAGCACATTACCGATACCGCGATCAGAAGCCCATAAATGATTAAAGTCGAAAGGTAATATACCATCACTAACCGCCGTCATTTCGGATATTCCGTTAGACCTAAATACAAATCCTGTTTTATCTCCAATAGGAAGATAACCAGTTATAATGTCTGGAACTTCTAAAAGATCATTAAATCCAGCACCTATGTTAACATTAGTATCCCAAATAGACGGAAGTCCTGAAGGACACCATCTTATACGCTGAGTAAAAGCGGATTGGCTAGCGCCTTCTATTGTTGATAATAGCAATAAGCGCGAAGCTAAGATACCAAGAAAGAATGCGCCACAAGTTATTCCATTTGTAGCATCTACAACTGCCGTACTATAGAATCCATTAGCTGGTCCCGGTTTACCATTATTAACCCAAGTAGCAGGTTGAGAAGCAGCCGTATCAACAGTATTGCCTCCTATAACTAAAGACCATGTAGGAGCCGCTGCTCCGGTAAAACCGGGCTTAACTACTATCTGAACATTACCATTGGAATCTATAATACGAAAGTTCGCAAATACTCTTTGATTTTTAACCCAAGGAACAGGAGTATTAACGGATGAAATCCCATCCCAAACCCATAAATTATTAGAACCGTTAGTCCAGTAAAACTTATTAAGAAATGTCTGATGTGCAACAGGAATATCCGGTCCCGGTTGAACAGGAAAGGTTCCTATAATATTCCACGCATTGCGAGGATTAATCTGATAATTAGGATTTAATTGCCATAATCCCTTTCTAGTTACTATTACTGTATGAGTGATATTGTTACTATCCATAAACGTATCAATAACGTCTATAGGAAAATTATCTGGAGTTCCAAGTATCTGCGGTGTTATTCTTGGTCTTGTTCGCAGTTCTTGATTCTTAAGAATAATATTTTGAAGATTAGGAGAATAAACATCTGCCATTTGATTTTCAGGTTCTTCTACATTGATCCCCTTCCAAGGACCATTATAGATTGCCTCAAAATAACCATTCTCTTTTATTTGAATAGGCAAAGTTTATTCTCCTTCGAAACTAATACTTACTTCTTTTTCTTAAGTGGCATCTTTACTTTCTTTCCAGATTTTACAATTTTATCTTTCATCGTTAGGCTGCTCCTTTTCTATTTTTAGTTACCAACACAATCGAAACTAAAACTATCCGAGACTGTATTCGGTCCTGTTATAGTAAAATGACTGCCGTCAGTATAAGTAATTGCTAACGAGTTAACTGGATTCGTTGTATTACTAACAGCACACTTATAAGAAGTATTTGAAGTGAAAATAGCTGCACCAGAAAGTGTTATTACTTTCGTGCTTGGAGTTCCAGAAACAAGACTCGAAGAGTCTGCTACTATATGAACGTTTAATAATTGCGTTCCTGAAACATTATAAGTAGTTGGTACTGTCGTCAAATTTGGTACTGGCGTCGTAGATGCTGCGACATAGGGAGCTGTACCAGTACTTAATAATGATTCAATCTGACCAGCAGAATTAATGCGAGCACGTTTACCCCCACTATTTGGTACAGCACTCGATCCTGATGGGTTACTAATATAGAAATTAATCGCTCCACCATTTCCAGCACCAGTAGAAGGACCGCCAGTTATATCTGTGTCTGTACCAGTTTGATCTGTGCCTAACGCTGTTGCTCTGCCAAGCATTCCACCATATTCTAATATTGCTCTGGTTGCATCATTAACAGACGACGGATCACTACGACCACCAATCCATACAGGACGAGCAGAAAGATTAGGAGAAGAACCAACTGTACCAGTCATCCATGTTAAGACTCTACTACCTAAATCTTCTTGAATAGCTCCATTAAACTGTTGTGCAGAACCAGTAGTAGGATACGACCAATTAATAGCATAATTACCACCCGGCAATAATACGTGAACATCCCATTTATGTGATTGTTGTCCTGATACTTGTGGTGTACCTCCAGCCGCACAACACCACCAATCAGCACGAGAAGTTTGTAAATTTGAAACAAGTACATGCGCTCTTGGGTCTGCCCATATTGCAACTTGTCCACCGGGAGCACCTACATCTTGAATACGTCCTTGTGATATACCTACCGAATTAGCAATATCACCATCAATTACTCTTTCGTTCATGTACTGTAATATCATACCACCACTATTAATAGTACCATGATTCCAATTTGGCTCAACAACAAAAGAAGAAGTTGCATCTGGCCCCGGACAATTAATTAGTGGATATTTAGTTAACCAACCTCCACTTGCAGTTATAGTTTGTGCGGTATTGGCTGTTACAACTCCATAACAAAAATTATTTGTACCAAGACCGAAAAATCCTACTAGTTCTCCAACAAAAGCATTTACTGTAAAATTGGCTGTATTAGCAGGAGCTGTAGTAGGAACAAATACTGCACCAGAACTATTTCCCGTCCAGTTATGAGTATTATCCGGCGCTCCTGTTGATGCCGTTATAATCATCGTAGTTGCAGAAAATGTAGGAGCACCTGTCGGTGTAAATGTCCCTCCAGTAGTACCATCCGTCCATATATGAGAATTATCCGCAGTACCAGAAAAATTATTACAAGTTAAAGATTGTGAACCAGTAGGTGCGTTAGTTGATGTACATGTTACACCAGTGGTAGATTGAGTCATAGTATGACCAGAACCTATTGTACCACTGGTTACTGATCCTGTAATAGTACCAGTAGAAACTGGAGTAACAACAAGATTTGCAGTTGATCCTGTTACTGCTTGAGTTATACCTTCGGCAGCAGTAAAAGTTTTAATAGTAACAGAACCTGACACTATTTGATTCGTGTCTGTTACTGACGTAGCTGTTCCACTACTCGCTATTATCGGAGCCGCAGGATTTCCTGCACCTACATATCCACCCGCATCAGTAGTAACTTGATAATAAGCTCCATCTCCTGTAACATAATTTCCTGTCTTAATAGTTCCAACAGGATCACTAGCTCCGGGAGTTATAGTTGTTGCTTGATTTGTATTTCCTGAATCTCTAATATCTAAATTACTAGCTGCAACAAATTTTCTACTTTCTGAACGAACTCCTTCCATTATAAGTGGACCTTGGGACTGAGAAGATAATATGTCAAATCCAGTTTGCGTACTAAAATTGTCCTCAAAAGTTGTTCCGAATATAGTAATAAAACCACCACCATAATTAGCAATTCCATACTGAGGACAGTTCTGTATATCTCCACCATACCAACCAATAGCTAAAGCATTTTGTGCTAAATTATTAGGAAGTCCAATTTGCCATGCTGCTGTTGTGAAACCATTAGCTTCACAATCATAACAATAAATATTCGATCCTTGTGCCGCCCCTCCTGATTTAGCTATCTGTACACCTACGGCAGTAGCACTATTACCAATAAAAGTGTTATTATAGAAGTCAATAAACTGAGGTTTTATATCCCCTTTAGTTTCGATATTATCATAGTCAAGATCAATCAATGGACTTGTACTTGTTCCACCAGTCCAACTACAATCATAAAAAGCTCCATACGAAACTGATTGACCGTCGATAATACGAAGATTCGCTGCTGTTTGTGTTATTCCTGCTGTTAGTCTGTTCGCGCATATTACTTTAAAACTAGTAACAGAATAGAATTGTAATTCACTATTAATTTGATAATTTCCCTGCAAGTATAATGGACGATTGTAAACATTAAACCCACTCCCATTTGTACGCGCAGGTGTAGGTCCATTTCCAAAAGATGCCCATACAGCAGCTTGCAAAGCAGGAGTATTTATCGTAGGTGAAGCAGTAGTATTAGCTCCCCACCATTCTGGATATACCACCGGCAACACGTTGGAATTAGTAAAATCAACCGCTCCTTGTGTTGCAGTTCCATTCGCGTTAAAAAAGATTTGGTGTAAATCCGGATCGTTTATTCCTCCAAGAATAATAGCAGTAGCATTACCTACTTTAAGTGGTAATATATTATAAACCCACGATCCAGTTGGAGAACTAGTTATTACTTGCGTAGCATTTTGAGATCCACCGGGAGATGATAATTTATATTCTGCACAGATTAATCCATTAGTAGATTGTCCTGCAAGTCCAGCAGGCTGTGTAAATCCTGTACCTGCAGTACAAGTTTCAGGAGTAAACGGTTGACCTCCATAACCAATAAGTAAGCTACCTGCCGTAGTAGTAGCAGCTAAAGAATCCATTGTGGTAGCATCAGCATTATTAGATGATCCTTTACCATCCAGAGAAACAACAGGACCCATACCGGAAAATTGATCTACAAGAACTTGAGTATGCGTAAGTGCAGCAGTAGCACTTGCATTTGCTGTGATTGTACAAGTACCACCAATTGCATTAGAAGCAACCCAAGCACCAGTATTTCTAGGTTGACCAACTAAGGACTGTTGTAAATGATAAAAGATATCTCCACAATTATCTGTTACACTAAGAATTTTATATGTAAATCCTGGATAAGGACTTACAGCAACTACTATTGTATTACCTGCGGTTATACTTAATGTTGTACTTCCATGTGCTGCATTAGCAGTAGAACAAGATGTATGTGTTGGTGGAAATTCACACTCAGCACTAGTACCATTAACAAAGACAGCATTTCCTACTGGCGTAGTAGAACTTATCATTTCTAAAGCTCCACCACCAGAAAAGTCATGACTAACATTAGCTGGAAATAATGTATTTTCTAACCTACAATGCGACGAAGGTGTTGTTGATCCAACCCACTGAATTGTGGCTTCTTGTGTACCAATAGCATTAAGAAGTGCTTTAACTCCTCCATTAGGACCAGTAGTAGTAGCATCTGCTACGCCATCACAAGTTGCCCAATCTCGTACATCATAAATAGCTTTATTCTGTGGATTCCATAATGATGAACCAACACTCCATACAGCAAACTGAGATGGGTTAGAACCGGGGTTTATATTACCTCCACCTCCACCCCCAGTAGAAACATCTTGCCATATAGTACCATTAAAAAATCTAATTTTATTAGTATTAAGATTGTAATATGCTATTCCCGGCCCAAGATTTAGCGCAGCTTCAGTATCATTATAGAACTTAGGATAACCAAACGAATTTCCACTAGCAACTAAAATAGCCGCATTTATAGGCCCGGATAAATCTATAGAAGGGCCAAAAACGTCCTGAATTGAGGAACTACAAGGTAGATTTGCATTACTACAAACCGTAATTGTCCACTGCCCACCTAGCGGTGTTACTCTATGATCGTCGGTAAGAATAATACTGAAAGTACCAGAACCATTCATAGTTCCACTTACATTATAGGGAAAAGCCGCACCATTTAACTTGTAGGTGAAAACAGAAATATTCCCACTGCTAGGCGTGAAAGCTGCCGTAACATTACCATTAACAAATGGTTGTCCATCTGGAAACAAAACTGTCGCAGTAACAGTTGTTGTTTGTGCCAGCAAATTAATACTAATTAGATTAAGGATAAATAGTAAAGCTAGTATTAATTTTTTCATATAATTAATTTGCAGAACAGAATATAACTTTTGTATAACTAGGACTTGGATCAATACTATTTCCAGTAAAAGTAGCCTGACTTATAGTTCCTGCCGGAGTTAAAGTATGTGTATGTGTTGCTAATGCTGATCCTGTGAAAGTTTCCGCAGGTACTGTCAAATTCGGCGCAGTAGCTTTACAAGCTGTCGTTGATCCAGTTCCTGCCGCTATATTAGTTGCTGCACAATTTCCAGAAGTAGCTGTTACAGCATTCGTTCCCGCTGGAGTTCCAGCACTGGTAGCACTAGTTGTTATATTAGAAGTCCCTGTAAAAGTTTGCACGTTAATAGTTCCTACAGGAGTTATAGTTGTATTTCCACCAGTTGTACCAACATCTCCATTAGCTGCTATCGTACCTCTTAACATCTTACCATTTAAAGCAGAAACTTCAGTCCACCCAATTGGGCATGTTCCAGACACTTTTAAAGTTATTAATCCCGAAGGGACGGCAGTAATATATCCTTGTCCGGTAACCCATCCTGTTGTTGGAATAGAAGAAGTCTGGGCATTAAGTATAACATAGCCTAACACTAATATGAGTACTATATGTAATTTATTAGGCATGTTAACCTCTTTTAGTTAATAATCCAATAATTAAAACAGGCCGGATTAGTTGCTATTGTTGGCATATTAATAGTAAAACCTGTTGCAGCAGTTTTAGTTGCAACTAATATTGCTGGCGTTACCGATGGTGATGTATTACAGGTAACACTTAATCTCGTTCCCTCATCAGCAACTTCTTGTACGATAATTTCACTGTTTGCTGTAACGGCAGTTGTATTGATTGTACACGTCGCCGCTGATGCATTAGTTGCACAAGAAAAAGCTCCTGCTGATGCTGATGAACAATTTACAACTGAAGGACTTGCTGCTGTGCCAACAACGGCACAATTAGTATCTGTGGTATATGTTGCTGCTAATATTGTACCAGAACTATTAGATGTTGTCGTTCCGATTTGTACTATACCAGCATTCTTTCTAGAAAGGCAAGTATCAAATGTGCCACTTGGAGGATTTCCAGTTGACCAACATAATTTAAAAAAGGAAACCATGTCAAATGTACTAGCTGCATTAAAATCAATATCTGCATTACTAGTAGCACCACCAAAGGTAACTCCATTTAATAAGAAAAATCCTGTTTTATCATCTTGTGTACCATTACCAACACTCCATCGTCCAGCTTGATTACGCGAAAGTCCTACGTCCCCATTTATTGAATATACTGATCCACTAACACCAACTAACTGAGGACTAGCACAATTAGCACCACCATACTTAACTTGATAAGTACTACCACTTATACCAACTCCCCATGCAATTGAATTAGTTGCTGCTGCTGTACAAGTGATAGTAGAAAGCCAATTAGTAAACGCTACTCCACCAGCATTCCAAGTTACAGTATGGCTAAGTGCAGGTGTGGAAGTAGTTATTGTACCTTGTGTTAATACAATATTAGTATTGTAAGAAGGTGCAGCCGAACTTCCAGTTGTATTTCCTAATACTGTTCCTGCACCAGCATTAGCTAGTGTAGCAGCTACTGTTCCAGAAGTAGTAACAGCGGAACTAGGAGTGGAACTTAAAACTGTGCCATCTCCAGTAAAAGTCACTGAAGTTACTGTACCAGTACCCCCCGCACCACCGTCTATTAGGGTTAATCCATCAGTTCCACCAAATTTTGCAACGTGATTCGTAGTTGAAGCTCCCGGTCCTATTGCACACGTAGGACAACTTATAGCAGGAGTATTACCTCCACTACTAACAATAGGAGCAGTTCCGGAAACAGAAGTAACTGTTCCACCACCTGACGGAGCAGTTATATAACCTGTAAGGTTATATGCTAAAGACGCACTCCCTACGGGAGTTATTGTTACTACGTTAACCCTAACATAATTTACAACATGCGATGTAGATAATACGACACCATTACTGGTACAAGTTTGTGCAGCGATTATATCGCCACTATTCCATGTTACTCCGTCAACGCTACTATCAACTCTAATAGAGCACGCTGAAAGCGTTCCGCTAACATTCCAAGTTAGATTATGAAATGCTGCACCAGTTCCAATAATATTACAATTATTTTGAAATGGCCCACAAGATGCCGCAGCCGTAGTTATAAAACTTTGTGCTCCTTGATAAGCATAATTAGTCTGAGCATCGCTAAACTTCGCGTAACAAACTAATATCGCAGCTAATAGCGAAGCTAGAAAGATTTTCTTCATAGCGAAGCTCCTTTTAAGCATGGAAGATATTAAGACGACCGTTTGTAATTCCATTATTCTTAACTAATAAACCATTATTAGACCAACCAACATTACCCGTTCTTTGAGTCGTAAGATCAGAAGCACCATTAAGAATGGCAAACTCTCGTGGAGAGTTTACATCAACATTATCATATCTGAAGATAGTTGCAACATCTGCATCTGCAACATAGCCCATCATTTCTACTTGATAAACTTTTGTTGGACCTTTCCAAACTACAAGATAAAAGGCACCATTAATGGTAACAACGTCACCCGGATTATTTCCACTACCACTATTAGCGGCTAAACCTGCTACGTCAGCAGCTAGCACTATAAGAGGATTTCCAGTAAAATCTGCCATATTATTATCTCCTTAAATAAGAAGGCTCCTTTTACAATAGATTCTACGGCAATCCAATAATCTTGTATTCGATAATAAATTCTACTGTACCATCTCCAAGTGTATAATTAGCTGCACCATCATTACCAGCTTCAATATCAACATTTAAAGCCTGCGCATCAGTAAGAGTAGCATTTCCAAGCACAGCTTGTCCTACAGTAGTAGCATTAACAACTTGCGTTAGCAATGCTGACATATCAGCAGTTAATGCTTTAGCAGTAGCAACAGCACCATAAAATAACTTTAGTGTTCCTGCATTAAGGGTAAATGCTGTCGTTCCGAATAAATATCTTGCAGAGATACCTAAAACCTGAATAAATTTACTTGCACCGGGAGCAGGAATCAAACTAATAGGAGTAGTTTTAAGCGCATTTAATTGTGCGGCTGTTAAAGTAACTTTAATCTTATTTATTAACCCTGCCACTCCCGGTTGTCCAGGAGTAGTTGGAGTACTACCATCATTATTAAGTGAAGCTATAACATCGTTGCTTTCATCAAGAATTTGCCAAACTGGATTCGGAGAAATTCGCACTGCCATATTAACACCTCCTAGAATATAATATCGTCATCAGTATTACTTCCGCTTTCTAGCGGAGTTATTAATTTTTCATTCGGCTCTAATTCGTGAGTAGGAATTTCTAGCACTTGTGCTATATTAGCTTCTCTTTGACCAATTAGATAATTTCCATGATTACCATAATCAATGCAGTCCCATTTCTTACAAAGTAACAAACCACGCTGCCAAACCATTTCAGAAATCTTTACACGGGAACCGCAACGAGAACAATAATGATATTCAACTTGATGAAATGATCTATCACCACGGTAAGCTGTCGTTACGATAATCGGCTGATTAGGCATTTAGCATTATAACGAAGGCTCCTTTAGTATGAAGGGTCAGTCATATTATAAAAGGCGGGCAGAAGAAAAGGAGCCTTAAGCCTAACTTCTGCCCTATCCATTATTAACTCTCGTTTGCTCCGTATCACCCGCGAAGGTAGGCGAAGAAAGAGAATTAAAATGGAATCTTATTTAGTATCAATATGTTTTGCCACACTAGCTTCTGCTTCGTGAAAATGCTTAAATCGACCTTGCCAAGCACATTTGCATTCAGCATAATACTTATAATTCAAACCTTGCTGAGGTTTTATAGTTACTTTATGCCGTCCATCACTAGTTTCCATAGTGAGAAGTATATCTGAAGGATCTTCACCATGTACAGCTTCGTCAACTTCATCTTCAACTTTATGAATCTCGGCCTTCATTTTACTCAAAGCACTGGTTTTCGCAGGTGTTGCTTGTTGAGCAGCTTCAGTTACATTAACTTGATTATCTACATCAGCCTTAACTTGATTATCTTCATTAGGACCACCACCTAACTTATCATCTAATGCGCCCATCATAGACTCCTTTCAGGTTTAAAAAAGGCTCCTTTTTTCGCTCTGGCTTAGTTTTTATGCGGAGTTAGCTGCCATACCTCTTTCTTTCTAATGTCAGCAAACCATTAGAATCTACGGGCCATTAGAACCCCACACGCCCAACCAATGAGACGCACCAGCAGCAAAACGCATTTTAGATTTTTGCTTCAGTGCATCTGTGTCAAAGTCATCATCATAATCCATATCTGGTTTTTTACGCCACATGAATTTAAGTTGATGCATATCTTTTGCACAAACTGCAAACCATGCAGTGTCAGAAGTGAGATAATGGCCAACCATATAGCCAAGATCTTCACCAAGCAATGCGTTAATTTCATTGGTCGCAGTTCCCGGTTTACCCGGCGAACCCAAAAGTTCCCGAGCCAAAAATCTAAGCGCTGGAGGAATAACCAGAGCTTTAGGCTTAAGAACAATAGGAAGACCAACACCATCCACAATTCTTTCGAATTGATTCGTCATTGCAATAACAGCAGCAAGGCTTAAATCAACATCAACAGCAGGACGATTGGGGAAGGTGCCAGCAGCAGAAATAACTCCTGATAGTCCAGGCCCGTAGTTTGTAGCCGTAGGTCCACCAAGAAGTGGATGTTGATTATTAAAGAGACTTACACCATCAATCGTTTTGACGGTTGAAAAGCCAAGATTAAAGATATTCCACGGAACCATTTCTTCCGTGAAACGCTGAGAGCGAGCTAATGCTTTAGGAATTTGCTTAATTACGCCATATTGATCGTCTTCATAAAGCTCAAAAGAAGCGCGAGCAGCAAGAGCGTAGGTTAGAGGAATATAACGTAAGGTACCACCTTGAATAACCTGTGTGTAATTAACAGGTGTATTTTCAGGTTTATATGGCATCGGGCCAGTTCCTGCAAATTCTACGTCGTCTGCATAAGCAGTAGTAATATTCTCGACGTTAAATACAGCAGGATATTCTAGGTCCCGTTGAT